AAATCAAGGAGACACTGATCTTACTGTCAGCATAGCGGCGCTTGACGACTCCACACACTTTGATGAAAACAGCAGCGCGCCATACGTGATTACAGCTGGAAGCACGTCACAGTTCCTCGTCAGCCTGCGTGCAACAGTAACCGGAACTCATAGTACATTCATCACGCTGACCAACGATTCCGATGTCACGTCGTATGTCATAAATCTTACGGGATTGGTCAAGCTACTTGCAAGTCTTGAAGTACAGGACGACGAGACGAACGTCTTGGCTGATAATAACTTGCCTGCGGAAGGAATGGGAAGTTATGGAGTTGGTGACATGATCACCAAAACCGGACGCATTTACGCACGTGATAATGTGGCAACGTTCAAGAGCATCCGAATGAGGGATGGCCGGTTTCCGTTGCCGTTTATTTATCTCCCAATGGACTCTGCTCCGCCAACTGATGTCAGTCCGAACAATCATGTATTAACACTCTCGAACAGCGTCGAACTTGTTGAGTATGCTGGATTGCAGAATGGTGGAATAGAAAACCTTGAAGGCCCGGCATACGCTGCTGCACCGCGCATCACTCTTGCGCGAACATGGGATTCCTACCCTGTGGATGAAGCGTCGTTCTGCAAAACCGGCATCTTCAAACTTGCGATCAACGAACTTCCTGCTGTCACCGAAGCGTTCCCCAGCCTTGGTGATTACACTCATGCAAACATGCACGGTGGTATGGCCCCCTGGGGAGATTCGTCAAGTCTGAGAATTGAGCGAGGCCCGCACGCGCAGAATAGCAGCCCCACCACCGCCGGGGGCAATCTCTTATTCTCTATCAATCCTGACGGACCGCAGGCGAACATCATCAACCTCGGAATTCCGCTGTCCACATTCGACGTTGATACAGAATATCGCTTCCTGTGCGAATACAAGAAGCCCGTGGCAAACGATGGTTCGATCACCGCTTACTGGCGCAAGGCGGGCGACAGCTCGTGGTCAAGCCAAACGTTACATCTCGACAACGCAGACTGGATCGTAGAGAATTCTCGAGACTCCGTCTTGGCAATGTTTATGGATTCCAGCGACGGCACCACCGCGCCGGGCGAAGCAATCAATCCGTGGCGAGGTGGTTTCAACGAATGGGCGACCTATCTTCTCTATGACACATCGCTCACCGCGACCCTGCTGGATATCCTGACCGATGATGCAGGATATAGTATTTACCTATCACACGGACTCACCCTCTCGTTCGCTGAATCAGACACAACGCCAATCGCTGATATTGAAGATCATGTTCTTGCCGAAGATGATTACATAACTTACACAATCACCGGGACCGTAGTGGCAGGGATGACTGAATCTCTCACGATTGAAGTCGCATGGGACGGTGACGCTGCATACAGTGGTAACTATGCAATTAACCAAACCAACTTTTCAATGGGGACTTCCTTCCCCTGGCTGTTAGTGGAATAAACCTATGTTAAGAACAAAAAAACCTGTGAGAAGTTTCTCTGCGGTACTTACTGGAGACGAGGCTGTAGAGTTAGTGGATACTCGTAGCAAGCCACTTCGAGGTGGTGGGCTGAATGCTGGGGTGACGATTACTCTTGGGACTTCAATGAGTGTTGATATCACAGTTGTGGACTCTCGAGGACATGTGATCTTTACCGGGACTAGCATTACAGCTGATGGTACAAGTAACATCAATGCTCAAGGCATTATTGGACCTTTGACCGCCACAAGCACGAATAACTCAGGCGGTGGACACACGGTGACTGCTACCGTTTCAGTGAGATCTTAAAATGACTTCTCAGAAAACACAAGACTTTTATAAATCTCGTGGAGGAACAAACTCCACAGACGCTCGGTTCATCCGAAGGCTCCTTCCAAGACATCATAGGATTCTTGAGATGACACTTGCAGGACATGAAGCAAAAGAGATTGCCCTGAGTCTACAGATGCATCAGAAATCCGTGATGTCGATTCAACGAAGTCCTTTGTTTCAAACTGAGCTTGCTCGACAACGAGCGAATTGTCAGACTGTGGATATACTTACAATGGACCGGAATGCAACGTTGCAGAAGGCTCGAAGTATCCTCGAAGAAGCTTCTGAGAAAGCTGCGAACAAACTTTCTGATTTGATAGATACTGAGGATCCGACTCTTCAGTTTCGTAGTGCGTCGAAGATTCTTGATACTGTTTTCGGTAAAGATGGTGGACAGGAAAGAGCCCCTGTCATTAATATCTCTGCCGAGAAAGTTGAACTCATCAATATGGCTCTTAAGGAAATGACTTATGCAATACCCGTCAGGCAAGAAAACAAACCACCAGCCAACGGCGCCACAACCTGTTCCACCAAAAACGGATCGGTCGATGTTTATCAAGGGTCCGAAGGCAGACAAATCGATGAGTGATACTGGTCGTCCGAAGAACAAGATGTAAGAACATCTTTCTCCTCCTCCCACTGGTCAGGGGGCAGCAATGCCCCTTGACCATTTTGTCCAACGATAATGGTTTAGATCGAGAAGCCCTACGAGAGAAGTGCAAAGAGTCTTTGTATTTTCTTGCCAAGGGAGTCCTCGGCTTTGATTGGCTTGTGCCTCATGTGCATATGTCGATATGCCAGACTCTGGAAGATCCTTCCATCAACCGAGCGCTCTTTGTACTTCCCCGTGGCTGGTTGAAAACAACTGTTTGTACAGTCTCGTATCCAATCTTCGAGTCTCTGAACGACCCGAATACACGGGTTCTGTTGACTCAAAACAGTGCAACAAATGCGTGTAAGAAACTGTCTCAGATAGGTGATCTCTGGACGCAAAACGAACTGTTAAGGTGGCTTTTTCCAGAGTTGCTTCCTCGAAGGGATTCAACATGGCGTGCAGACTCAATGTGCTTGAGTCGAACGAAGTCGTTTCCTGAGTCGACTTACGAAGCTGCAGGAACAAACACGAAGGTGACTTCTCGTCACTATAATACTATCATTGAAGATGACACTGTTGCACCTGACTTTGATGAACTTGGTGCAGAATGTCTCGCACCGACACATGATGATGTACAGAAAGCTATTGGATGGCATCGAACGAATACAATACCCTTGCTCACGAATCCAGGAACGGATAAAATCCTTGTCGTTGGAACTCGGTGGTATGATGAGGACTTGATCCGGTGGATCGTGGATCATGAACCACATTACAAGATAACCACCCGTGCGTGTTTGGAAGATTCAGACGGTAATCCAGACATGAACGGGATTGTGACTTATCCTGAGAGGTTCAATCGAGAGGTTCTTCAGCAGATCGAAGACGCTCAGGGCCCTTATATGTTTTCGTGTCTTTATCAAAATACTCCTGTCCGTTCTGAGGATATGCTCTTCAAGCCAGAGTGGATTGAGTACTATGATGTTCTTCCACATAACAAGTCCTTGATGGTCTTTACAACAGTTGATATGGCGACTGATCCTGAGTTGGCTCGGACGAAGGATATTGACTACTCCGTCGTGATGACCTGTGGGAAAGACATGCACACCGGACAAATCTTCGTGATTGACTACTTCAGACAACGATGCAATCCGGGGGAACTTGCGAGCGCCATTTACGACCACGTTGTAAAGTACCACCCGGTCGTTGTAGGTTATGAGGATATTGGGTTTCAACGGTCTATGGAATATTGGCTTAAGGAACTCATGCGACGAGAGGGACGATACTTTTTGCTGGAACCTGTGAAGTTCTCAAGCAAGCAGAAAGAGGTAAAGATTGCAGCCCTGCAGCCACTGTTCTCGAACAAACTTGTACGACTGAAAACTTGGATGAAAGAACTTGTCTCGGAACTCTTAAAGTTCCCTCTCGGTAAGCATGATGACCTTGCAGATGCGTTATCTATGCAACTATCACTCTGGCGGACTACAAAGAAGTACATGCCTAAGAAGGTAGAATATGAGGATCCGATGACCCTTGAATACGCAATCGAGGAACTCCACGGTCGAGCGAAGGGTAAATTCGGAAGTCTCATCTTTGACCCCTCAAGGTCAGGACGGGTGGCTTGATGGCTTTTAAAGAACTAACACCTACGGAATGGTTTGATGAGCTCGACTTTGGTCTTGAGTATCGTCGACGATTCGGGTTAGAGGATAAGTGGGGGAAGATGGAGGCGATCTATTATAATGTAGACGACTCTCGATTGAACGATGGTCCGAATATATTTCTCTCGATCGGTGATGCGATGCTTTCGACCATCACCGTTCCGACTCCAAGTATTCGAGTCAAACCGAGAACTCCGGAATGTATTGAAAAAGCCCCGTTGTTGGAAGCATTGGATAATACTCTTCTTCGAGAACTCGAGTTTGCTGAGGAGATGGATCGTGGGGCGCTTCATGCTTATCTATTTGGACGGGCGATCTGGAAGATCGGTTATGACTCGGAGTATGGATTTGATCCTTCGCAGGATTTAGGTGGAAGCTTGAATCTTGGATTAACACTCACACAATTTGATAGGAAGGGAAAACGTAGGATTGAGTATGATGCACTAACGACCCCAGGGATGCCTTGGATTCGTAGTGTGCCTCCGCATGATATTATTGTACCATGGGGAACGATAACCCTTCGATCTTGTCCGTGGATTGCTATGCGATTTGTGAGACATATTGATGATGTGCGGGCGGATCTGAAGTATTCATTTACGAAGAATCTGAATCCAAAGATCTCAATGAAGGATTTTATGGATTCCTATCGTTTCCCAATGAAGTCCGTTCATAATCGCACGAATACTCGTGAGGCGGAATACATCGAGCTTTATGAGATTCACGATCGTAGGACTGGAAAGATTTATGTCATCACCCCGGATCATGAGAAGTTCCTCAGGAACGATCTCAACGCACTCCAAATCGAAGACCAACTACCCTTTGTGTCAATGGCATTTACACCGAATGCTAGGGCATTCTGGGTTACGCCGGATACTTATTACCTCTATGCAATGCAGAATGAGCTTTCTGACATCGCTGTGCAGAGGACGAAACAGAGACGTTTAGCTGTTTTGAAGTTCATAGTAGACGGGGATGCGATTTCTGATCCAGAACTTGCTAAGATCTTGTCAGTTGATGTAGGTGCTGTTGCGAAGATTGAGGGTGGGCAGGAAATCTCTAAGGCAATTTTGAAGCTGGAGAACAACCCGAATACTTCTTTGCTCTTAGAGGAAGAGCATCTTCGAAGTAACGTCCGAGAACAAATTGGCTTTAGCCGGAATCAGCTTGGTGAGTATACTGGAGGACGTAGGACTGCAACTGAGTCCCTTCAAGTTGATCGCGCGAGCGCGTTACGAATGTCTCGTCGTGGGTTACGGATGCAACGAGCTTACGAGCAAGCTATAAGCATCATGAATAATATCATCTTTGCTTATTGGTCCATGCCAAAGTACGTGGAACTCCTCGGTGAGACACAAGCCAATCGATGGGCGCAAGTAAATGGTCAAGGGCTTGCCGGGAAGTATTCCTATGAGGTTACATTCACCGAGAAGGGCGAACTCGATCAGCGCAAGATGCAAGCGTTACAACTCTGGGGAGTACTTCGACAAGACCCACAAGTCGATCCTCAGTCCCTGCGCGAGTTCCTTGTAAGTCAGTTTAATGATCCTGTATTTGAAAGGATTTTCAATGCCTCTGTACGATCTGGAGTGCAAGAAGTGCCACCAGGTGGAAGAGATCTTCTTGCACAGTTACAAGGATCAGCTTCCGCAGTGCCAAACCTGCCACGGTCTAATGGTCAAGCTAGTGTCAACGGGAGTGCAAGGGGATAACTGGCCGGATGGTGGATTAGTTCTTGAACACATCGCAGATCAGCCAATGCGATTTGATAGTAAAAAGAGTCTTATACAATACTGCAATAAACACAAATTATCAAGCGGAGCGTTGTTGTAAAATGGACGAGATACAAGAACAGAATGGACAACAGTCTCTAGACGACAAGAAAGGAATTGTGATCCAGAAGAAAGAGGGACAGTGGGAGTTCAAATTCATAGGTCACATTAACATGCGAGATATGAATAAGATCTTTCGACTTCTCCCTCGAAGATTCGCACAATTACGACGTAAGCGTAGTTTGGAGACGATGAAGAATCGACGTGCAGAACACCAAGAAAAGGAAATGAATAATGCCCAGAGAACATGACACAGTGGAGTTTGATGATGATGTGGATTCCGATGACGAAATCACGCATGAAGGTGAAAGCGTCAATGGTCGTGTCCAACAGCTGGAGAACGGAGAGATTCTCTCCCGACTTTTAGCTGACCCTGATATCACCGCAGTGATCCGTGCGAAACAGGCAGGTCAGAAGGTGAAGATTGACTTGGGTGAAGAACCCGAGGAAGTCGAAGAAGAGGAAGACGATCTGACAGAAGGTTTGGATGAAAAGGATCCAGCGACTAAGGTTCTGAAGCGTATCGACAGCTTGATGAATAAAAAGCTTGAGAAGCTTCTGGGACCAATTTCTGATCGTGTTGATAGATTTGATGCTTTCACAGGGAACATTGAAAAGAAGGAAGTCACCTCGCAGATTCAATCCGCGATGGAGAGGTATCCTGACTTTGCAACTTATCGAAATAAGATGCTTAAGCTTTCCCAAGAAAGCCCAAGTCTTTCAGTCGAGGAGTTGTATCTTATTGCTCGATCACGGTCTGGTAAACTTGACATCAAGAAGGCTTCTACGTTTAGTGAAAAACCGACTCCTCAAGCGGTATCGCGTGGTCGCAAGGAGCAAAAACCAGTCCAGCGTTCTACGCGAGCAGCTAGGAGAAACCTAGTATCTGAAGCGCTGGAAAATATCCCATTAAGATCATTGGAGGGCTAAATGCCTACAACACTTCCGCAATTGACTCAAGATCTGGATAACGATTTCGTTACTACATGGTACGAGATCCGTCCAGACGCGATGGATAATATCCTCAATGCCACTGTCATCTGGGCAGCACTCGTTGGTGCTGGAGCGATGAAGGAACAGGTTGGCAGTGAGCTGATTACTCGGACAATCAAATATGCAACTGCAACAGCCGTTGATGTTGCTGAGGGTGATACTCTCCCGCAGGGTGAGACCGAATCAGAGACAATGGCTATTTGGAGATGGCGTTACACAGCAGGTCATGTGCAGCGGAATATCTACAAGGACCAGCAGAACAATGGTCCGTCGAAGATTAAGAGTTACATTGGCCAACGTCTTGATGACGCAATGAACGCTCTTGAGCAGAAGTACGAGGCGAATCTCGTCAATCCTATTGATACTGCTGAGACCGCAAAGACGATGCAGGGTTTGAATGACCTTGTGCCTCCTGTGGCAAGTCGCACGACAGGGACTTACGGTGGCATTGCTCGACCTTCGACTTATACTGATTCTGGCAACGGTGTCTTTGTTGGGTCAGGAACAAACTCCTGGTGGGGTCCGAAGTATCTCGCAGGGACACTTGCGTCGGTTGAGGATGATATTCTCACAGACATGAAGAAGCTTTACAACAGCTTGCATAACAACCAAGTCCCTCCGAATTTGATCATTGTGACTCAGGACATTTATGAACTCTACGAGGAGTTCGGCCTTGACGTTACACAAATTATTAAGGACGAAGGATCGCGGTTGATGGATCTTGGCTTCGAGGTCCAACGGTTCAAGGGTAAGCCGATGATTTGGAGTCCGGGCATTGACGCAAATAACGTCTTGATGCTCAACACAGACTTCATCGAAATCGTTTACGATCCCAATCTGTGGTTTGATATGACGGACTGGAAACCGATTCCTTTGGAAGCTGAACGGATTGCTCACATTTTGTGCTGCGCGAATATGATTAGTGATCAGCCTCGTCGTCACGGACGTTTGACGTACTCGTAAAAGTAACCCCAAGAATTTGATGATCAAACTCTTGTGAGTTTTATGAAGAATTTTCAAGAAAGGTTTTTGAATGTCCACACGAACAATTTTTAAGACAGCTCTCACTGAGGTGTCAAGTTCCAGAAAGGACCCTCTTGGGGCTATTCGTTATGAGTCCGGAAAGGTCTACAAGTATGTGAAGTACGTGACTGTAGCGGTTGCAGGGAATGCATGTAAGTACCTCGCAGATGCCGGCTACGTTGCTTCTGAAGTCAGTGCGACCTCGACCTCACAGATAATCCTTGGTGCTGGTATCTGCGTTGCAACTGCGGCGCTCGACCAGTTCGGATGGATTCAGATCAGAGGACGGGCTGTCTTGTCAGCAGCCGCAACTGGTTCTCCAACAGCAAATGATGGTGTCGCCTTGTCCGGAACAGCAGCAGCTCTTGCCAAAGCTGTGACTCTCGTTGCTCGATATGGCATTTGGGTTGATGTTACTGGAAAGGTCATCGCAGCCAATTTCCCGGAGTAAGTTCTCATGAACAGAGGAACCATTAGAGAGCAAGTTATTCAAGCGACTGGTCGAAGCGACAAAGTCGATTTTATCAACTCGTCGATTAACATTGCACTTGAAGAAGTCTCCTCTCGGCATCTTTGGTCAGAGCTCTTGGAAGAGGGCTCTGTACCTTTAGTGGCGAGTCAGGATGGTGTGGATCTTGGAGTAGCATCTACACGGATTCTGGACGTCAGGATTGATGATGGGGTGAGGGAAAGACCGCTTTCTGTAAGGACTCTTGAGTGGGTTCATCGAAGGTTCCCGAATCGTAGGTATCATTCGATTGGCAAGCCAGCATGGGGGTATTTCAGGGGTAAGACCCTAATCACAACCCCGATTCCTGATGACGCTTATACTGTGAGGTTCTCGTATTTCAGTGTTCATCCGTCGTTAGAAGATGACTCGGATGAAGTATTGATCACCTACGCGAGTCCCGCAGTTATTGCTTATACGACCTTCTGGGTTTTCCAAGCGATTGAGAAGAACACTGAAGCGACTCAATGGTTTAATGTCTTCCAGACCAGACTCCAGTCTGCGAAGAAACTTGATATGTCTAATCATGCAATCCAGTACGTCGCGGATCAACGTGGAGATTATCTCACCCCTGCGGCTGAGTATTGGCTTGATCCGTTTGTGAGGGCAGTACCAGTATGACAAACAGCGCTGATGGAACAACATGGATTGAAGCTGATCCCGCGATTACCGATCCTCGTAGAGACGGGGCTCAGGAGATTCGTGGACTTCGTAAGGGTCTAAAGATTCGTTTGGACAAGGAACATGAGCCCCTTGCTACGAATAGTGATGGTGGAGAACATCTTCGAGGAAGTGCAAAAGCTTATCGTGCCTCTTCTGCTCCGACTTTGAGACCTGATGGTCTAACGACTTTGGGTAATAATGACAAGGGCAGACTTTGGTTTGACACGGGTACAGATGTCTTGAAAGTCTGGGACGGATCGACATGGGTTCTTGCAACTCCAGACTTGACTGGGGATATTCCCTTTAGCTCGCTAGTAAGTGGAGATTATGGTGCTACAATTCTAGTAGGTCACGATGTTGATTGTTTAATGATCCGGTCTAACCAAAGCGGGTCACCGTTGATTTTTACAGCTCATAATCAAAAATCAGCTGTGAGGACAGGTGGGGATGAGCTTCTTCATGCGCTACTGATTATCACTGGCACAGGGGCTAGTACAAGTATCAGGATCGACCTGATTGCTGCTCCCGATGGGACGACTGGTTATAAGGGCATGGCGTTTAAAGAATCATGAAGTTAGACCAACAGTAT